GGGGGTCGCGCCAGGGGCGAGGGCCGTCACCGTGCCGATGGCGATGGTCGCCGCAGGGCCGGGGGTGCCGAGTTCCACCGACAGGACTGCGGGGGCCGTGGCGAGGACGGCGACCGACAGGGTGCCCGTGGTCTCGGCAATCGTCACCGAGAGCGTCCCCAGGACTTCAGACGAGATGGAGATGGGCATCGGGGGTTAGTCGGTGACTTGGTCGATGACGTTGAGGCGCATGGTCTCCGAGTAGAAGATGGTCGTCGAGTAGGCGAACTTGATGTCCCAGCGGGCGTTGCCGAGCGTCCACTTGGTCGTATCGGGGACGGAGGCCACGAAGGACAGGCCGTCGCCGGCTACGGTGATCGTGCAGGGGTAGGTGTTGTCGTCCGAGTCGATGATGCTCGAGGTGATGGTCGTCGTCAGCAGGTTGGCAGGGCCACCCGCCGCAGGGGTGTAGGTCACGGTGCCCGCGAAGGTCGTGCCGCGCTTGAAGGTGACGGTGGTCGAGCAGGTCATGGCGTCTTAATGTTGGCGGGATTGGAAGGGGGGTGGGGTTAGGCAGGGAAGCCCGGTGGCGAGATTGGGTCGGATACAAAGGTTGATGCCTTCGTGTAACCCGTCCAAGTCCCATTCCAGTCGTCGCTCTCGGAACTGTACTGAGGCCAAGCGGTAGGCGGTGACGGGTCGCCTACTGGGATGGACTGCGTTCCGAAGAATTGGACGACGTTCGGCAGGGTAATGGCTCCGGTCAAATGCTGGTTAAGGACGACGGTCGAACCAGAGAAAGTCATTGTAGCTACGATGACGCGCTGGCAGTTATAGTTATACTGCGTAGGCGTTGCGGTGATGTTGGTGATGAAGTTATAAGTCGTCCCATCCACATCCAATTCATTGGTCGTTGCGATGTTCAGAAGTCGGATGCAGTCGGTCGTGTCGGCTTCGCCCCAAGGGGTGGTCTTTTCGTAGGCGTCGGAACCGGGCGACATGATCACCAGCTGAGGCCCGAGAAGTTCTCCGGTCTGGTTCATTGGTTGCCTGATTAGACAAACATACCAAATGTCGGAACCTCCGTTGGCTGCGTTGGCTAGGGTATACTTCGAGCCATCGTCGCAGAAGATGCTTGCCGCATCGGCCCCAGCAACCTTTGACCCGGTAGGGTAGGCATAGATGCCCTTGATTGCGTACTCGGCGGTCGTCAGGTCGTAGCCCGTACCCTCCCAGCGGTCTTGGATAAGGACGCGCATCTTTGCCACCATGACCTTAATGGTTCCAGTCGTCTCGCCGTCTTCGATGAAAACCTCGCCACCGCCGTCGGGCGTAATTTGCTGAGGTGTGCTTGCAACGTTAGACCAAAGCGGGTCAATATCTAGCGTTGTACCGTGACTTGACGACTTGAATGAAAAGCCGACCCCTGGTTGGATGCTCATCAGATGTTCGTATAAACCTTATTGGACCAGCCGGTCTTGGAGTAGCGGATCTCGTAGTTGATTTTATACAGGGCGCCGAACTGCTCGACGTTGACTTGGGAAAGAAGGTTCTTGTGACCTACCCCAGCGACCGTGCCGATGGGCGCCCATGCAGGAAGCAATTGAAACGCAGCCCCCCATGAGGTCGTCGCGGTTGCCGTATTGAGCAGGGCCAAGAGGGCTTGGACGTCCGCAAGGGTCGTCGAGTAAATGACGCCTGAGTAGGAGGTCGTGGACGCGAGATAATTGGTCTTGCCGTAGAGGCTGGGGAACGATGGGTCGACGAAGCCGATGAAGCGACCGCCGTTTGCGGACTCGAAGCAGGCGCCGTTGGAACCGATGTAGGACTGCGTTTGCTTAATTGGTTGGGTCTTCGTATTGACCACCGGTCCAAGTGAGCTCTGAGTGTACGGACCAGCCCCAGCGATGACGCCAGAGAAAAGAGGGTCAGCCGTGAAAAAGTTGGGGTGCGAGCTGATGGGTTCGCTGGTCAGGCCGTTTGCCGCGGAGGTGTTCGGGTTCGTGCGGACGCCGCTGTTGAAGGACGGGTCGATGCCGACGTAGTCCACCGTGACGGTTGCGATGTCCAGGGCGTCCCAGCTGATGCGCCACTTGTCGATTTTGAGGTAGGTGTAGGACGGGTCTGGGTGGGCCGTGCCCTTGACGAGGAAAGCCGTAAGGGCGGAAGTCGTGTCGGCCTTGTAGACGCTGACCGAGGTGTGCAGGCCGAAGCCGTCCGAGACGACAGTCCAGCCGGATTGCAGGATCGGTGCGACGAGGTCGTTGCCGGTGTTTACGATAGCCATGGGGAATTAGTTGCCGCCCTTGAGTAAGGCGGAGCGTGAAGGGATTGAAGATTTGGTGAAGTCGATTGGGACGCCGCCACCCGATCCGCGGCTGATGCTCTCAAGGAGTGCTGTCTGCTTTCGAGACTCTTCGAGCTGGGCGGTCATGGCTTCCATGACAGGGTTTGCGCCGACTCCGACGATATTGCCAAAACCTTCGGGGGTCTTGAATGAGGTCGGCCCGGTGGGTGGTGGTGGGTTCTTCTTAGCCTCTTCAGCAGCGTCTTTAGCAATGATAGCCTGCACGGTGTCTTGAACATTCTTGTCCTTGGACATATCACCGCGCACCATGCTTCGGTAATAACCAAGTGTGATATCGTTCTTTAATTTGTTATTCTCCTTTTCCATCGCATCATTGAACCAGTTCTTTTCGCCAGGATACTCATCAATTTTTTCCTGCACTAATTGTTTACCTCTTGGGTCTTTCAATAAAAAGTCACTTGTGACTTCCTCGCGGGTCAATTTAGCTTCTTCTTTTGTTTCCTTGGCCTTTTTTTCGTTGGCTTTCCTTTTCTCATAATACCTATCCTCTGCGGACATCAGCTCGTTAGTGTCGTTAAGGGCGGCTTGGTGTGCCTCATCTCGCTTTCTCTGATTTTCCGCGATCATCTTACCAATCAGCCCAAGGACGGTGCTGAGGATAGCCATCGGACCAAGGAAGGACAGGAAGATGTCCTTGAAGGATGTGCCGAACTTCTTGCCGATGTCACCAATCTGCTTTTCGAAGGAAGAGGTCGCCGCCTTGGCCTTGTCCATGGCCTGCGGGACGTCGGAGGTCGTCTTGATGTTGAGTTCCAGGGATTGGGCCATGTTAGTCGGTCTTCTCCTTTGCAGGATTGGAAGCGGACGCGGCCTGCTCGGAGGCCATGAAGGCTTCCTCCTCGGGCGTCATGATCGCCACCTCGGCACCCTTGCGGATGGCTAGGGCTGAGTTAAGCCAGATGGCTTGGCATTCCGGCATCTCCCATGCCCGCTTCTCCTCGATGCCCGAGGCGATGAGGTTGGCGACGATGGCGAGGGGCCAAGGGACGCCCTTGTTGCCTCCGCTCTTACTGTTGTCCTGTTCCCAGAACTTGGGCCAGTCATGGACTAGGACGTAGCCGGCAAATGCCTTGAGCATCTGCTCAAACCTTACTGGATTATGGTTGAGCATTGAAATGCGTATTTTGTCCCGCCAAGTAATCTCCCCAAGTGGTTCCTCGGCGCATACCTTGCAGGCAAAGACAAGGTCGGCGGGGGAGACCATGCCTTCGCCCATAATCAGCGGGGACTTGAAGGCCATCAGCCTCACGCGGTACTTGAGGCACCACGGATAAAGCGAACGACCCAGCAACTTGAAGGGAGCCGGGTCGATGAAGGCGTTCAGGAAGCGGTCGTCCATTCCTGGACTATGCCCCTGCCGTCCGCTGGGTCAATTAGGGCGTGACGCCTTCGTAGTCGACCGCCGTGATCGTGACCGAAGTGAAGTCCTTGTTGGAACCCTTCTGGGAGACGCCCGTAATGGTGCCGACGTAGGAGGTGGATTTAGACCCGCTCGGGTAGGCCGTGTCGGCGTTGATGGTGAAGGAGAAGGAGTCACCAATGGTCGGCATGGTCGAGGTCTTGCAGATGCCGTCCACGGTGATCTCGGTCTTGCGGTCGTCGTAGCGGGCGGTCTTGGTCAGGCCAGTCTCATCAGCCACCGTGTTCGACAGGTTGAAGGTGGCATTCACCGAGTAAGACTGCACGAAAAGGTTCGAGACGGTGCCATTGATGCCGAAGAGGCAGGTGGTTCCAGTAGATACGGCGGCCATTTGTCTTTGCCCTGTTTGGAATAACTAATCAGGGGGCGAGGCAGACCATCACCGAGAAGGAGAAGGCGGTAGCCCATGAGCGTTCGTCCACCCCTTCGTCCTCGGACCCGATGGTGACGTCGTAGCAGGACGCGTCGGCCCCAGCCGTAAAGGCGGCTTGGATGCTTGCGAGGTCTCGCATATTGCCGACCAAGGCGGCGCAACGGAGGCGATGATCGGCGAGGGTCGTGTCGTCGGCGTTGGAGAAGAGGGTGATGCGGACCGAGCAGTCGTAGTTGCCCTCGCCCTCGGGCAGGCTACCGGGCGGGCGGGCGGAGTCGCAGAGGACCACGGCCTTGGGCAGGGTCTGGGTCGCGGCGGAGTCACCCGTCAGGAAGGAGACGGTGGTCAGGCCCGTCTGCATTGACAGGTAGGTGGCGAGCGTGGACTCGACGATGTGGCGGATGGAAGCGGGCATGGTTATTTGCGGTTAAACTTTTTGATGTCGTCGTCGACAAGGTTGCGGATTTTGGCGGGCATCTGCTTGACGCGGTTGCCGTAGACTAGGCCGAGGACATCCGCTTGGTCGGCGATGCCGAAGATGTTGCCGTGAAGATTGCGGATGGTGACGTCGGCTAACTTGTCGGAGAAGCTCGTGACGCTTTGTCCAGGGACGGTGCTGTGCTTGGTAATCCAGCCCGCTGCTCGTAGCTTGGACCCGGCGTTCTTCTCGACCCCGTTGATGACGGGCTTGGGCAGGGACATCAAAGCCCGATACCAGCCCGACTTGATGGCACCGACGGCCTTCTGGCGTTGCTCGACAAAGGTGTCGATGTCCGCCTTGCGCTCGACGACCCGCTTGTCGAGGGACTTGACCCCGCTGACGTTGCGACCGTTCTTCCAGAGACGGCCTTGGTTGCGGACGTAGATCGGCTTGTAGGCCGCGTCGATTTCCGAAGGGCTTTGAATGAAGCCGGCATTTGCACCGAAGTCATTGGCGGCGACTCGGCTGCCGATGCGGTTGAAGTAGTTCCTGGCCTTCTTGAAGCCCCAATCGGTGCCGAAGCCGTTGTAGTTCAGGGAGAGGATGCGGGCGACGAAGGAATTGGCCGAGATGATGGAGGACTGGGACGAAGCCAACTTCCAGAAGAGGCCGGAGTTGTTGTTCAAGGCGAGGGAGCCAAGCCGCTTGATGACGCGGGCAGCCTTCGTTTTGTTGCTTCCGCCCGTCAAAGGCACGACCACCTTGCCGACGTCTCGGTCGATGGCCCGCTCGCCCGCCTTCTTGGCGCCGTTGGAAAGGCCAGCGCCACCGCCCTTGACGAGGGGAGGGGTGAACATGGCGGCGTCTTGGCAGGCTAGGGCGGCTTGCTCCAGCGTGGCGTCGCGGATGGTCTGCTTGCTAGCGGCGGCGAACTTATTGATGGCAGACTCAAAGG